GGATGACGATGTCCTCGACTGCCAACTGCACCATAGGCGGAAGGTCTGCGAACGGGTAGGCCACAGTCAGGTGGGCCTTTACCGGCGCCTCGACCACCCGGCCGTCCGCGTACTCCAGCACGCCCGGGGCCTTGAGCAGTAGCCGGGGCGCGCCCTCAAGGGCACGCAGGGAAACGAGGCCGGCGGGCAGCTGAGCCAGGACGCTGAAGGCAGCTCCCGCGTCTGGGGTGAGTTCCCGCACGAAGCTGTTGAACCACCAGGAGGTCGACTGCAGCTTCAGCGTGTACTTACGCAGCAGCTCCAGCGCCATGGTGGCGTGGCGGGTAGGCCTGACCAGGGAAGTTACGGGGGACTGGCCCATGACTGCCAAGCAGGAGTTCACAACGTCGAGTTCGGTACGCATGGGTCAATCTCCTTAGACGAAAAAAAGCCCTACCACCGGGTAGGTAGTAGGGCTTGTTGGTTCCCGTGAGGGATTAGGGCGCGTTCAGCTGACCCGCGAACTCGGCGCGGCGGCTCGTCGCACCGTAGGCCATGTGCGCGTCCACGAAGTGCAGCTTCGTGACGTTGTCGTAGAAGATCTCCGTGGTGAGCGGGATCGTCTCGCCGGCCAGCAGGGCGCGGGGGCTGAAGATCGTGGCGACCGCCTTGGTGAAGTCACCGTTGTAGGCGTTGCCGTTCAGCGAGGTGCTGAGCGGGTGCGCGGTCACGTTCTTGCCGCCCGGGTAGTTGTTGCTGCGGATCACCGGGATGCCGTAGGCATTCAGGATCATGCCCTTGACGCGGTTGCCCTCGGCGGTGATGTACTCACCGTTGATGATCTGCTCGGCCTGCAGCAGCGTGTAGAACGCCGCCGGCTTCAGGGCCAGGATGCAGTCGTCACCCTGCGGGTCCACGTCCTTGTCCTCCATCTTCACCAGGAGGCGGGCGATGGCGGCGTAGAGCTTGGCCGGGTCCGAGGCGTCCAGGGCAGCCACCAGGGTCTCGACGCTGCCGCCGAAGTGGCCGGCGGGCTTGGCACCCGAGGCACCCTTGTCGAACGCGCTCTCGGCCAGCAGGGCGGTCTTGATGGCCTGGATGAACATGGCCTCGTCCCAGAGCTTGCCCAGGATCTTGCCGTGCTCCGACGCCACCTCGCGGCGCTTGTCGAAGTTCGTCTGGAAGACCTCCAGGATCGGGAAGGTGGCACGCGCCAGGACCACCGTGTCGATGGTCAGCGTGTTCTTCGAGAAGTCGTTCTTGGTCGAGTCGACCGTGGCACCGTTCGGCTGGAGGACCTGGATGGTCGACTCGCCCACGGCGTCGTCACGGATGGTCGACGTGCCCTTCACGGGGCGGACGTTGACCCAGCCCTTGAGGGCGGACTTGCGGGCGAGGGTGCCCTCGACCATGCCCGTGAACTCCTCGATGATGAGGGCTTGCTCCGAGCCAGCGCTGTTCTGCTGGTTCGGTCGGGTGACATTGAAGGTGTCGTCCAACGGCATTGCGTTCTCCTTAGATCAGGTTGATTGGAAGTAGACGGCGCGAATGCCGCTACTATAGGGACCGGGTCAGCCGCGCCAAGCTGCGCGTCGGGCGCGCAACTGTGCGTACTCCGGACGGGAGAACGCGCCACGGTCGCCATGCTCGGCCACCAGCTTGGCAAGCTCCTTGGTGAAGCCCTCCGGACTCAGGGCGCCACCCTCAGGGCCCGGGGCCTGACGGCCGGCGTCACGCTTGACGGCACTGCCCGAGGTGGCCGCGGGCTTGCCCGCAGCGAGGCGGGCCTGTTGGATGAAGCGTGCCGCGATGCGTGCCGCCGTGGGGTCGCCGCCCGTGAGCATGCCAGACAGGACCCGGCGCTCGTTCTCGTCGGCGTTGGCACCAACCCAGGCGCGGGCCTCGTCCCAGGCAGCCTCGGTGTCGAACACCTTGAGGATCGCGGACTTGGCCTCGGACTTGGCGGTCTCGGCCTTGGTCACCTCGTCCTTGCGGGCGTCCTGGAGGAGTTGCACGTAGGGCTCGAAGCCCGCCGCACCCTTCTCCTTGAGCACGCTCTCCAGGAGCGAGAAGTCGCCGGTGTCGATGGCGTGCTTGACGGCCGGGCTGTTGCGTGCCACCCCGGCCTGCTTGAGCCAGCCCAGGGCCACGTCCTTGCGGGCGTCGCCCGTGCTCTCCTCCGCTTCGGCGGCAGGGGCCGGGATGTTCAGCTCGACCTTGGCCGGCGCTTGGCTCTGTACGCCCTCGTCAGGCTTGTTCTCGGCGGCGTTGGGTTGACCTTCGGTCTGCTGGTTCTCGGTCTTCATTGAGGCTGTGCTCCTTGGTTGGTGGCTGCGTTCTCGCCCGCAGCGGTGGCGGTGGCCTGGGCCACTTCGGCAGCGCGTCGGTCGGCGCGCTCCTGGCGGACGGTTGCGAGGGTCTTGACGTAGTTCGACGCCTTGACGCCCTCGCCGTTGCCGAGGTCCGTGAAGATGGCGTCGATCTGCAGCCACTCCAGCACCTCAGGGGGCATCGAGGCCACCTTCATCACCTTGTCGAGGAAGCGGCCCAGGGCCTCAACCTCGCCGTTGCGGGACAGGGCGTCCAGGCCAGTGACCACGCTGGGAGTGACCTCCCGCTCGTTGACCACGACCTTGACCAACTGGAGCAGCCAGAGGCCCAAGGGCTTCTGCATGTCCACCGCCAGACGGCTGTACGCCCCGCCCAGACCGGCCTCCTGCTCGGCCGCCAGGAGTCGAATCTCCTCGGCGGTGACGCGCTCGGCATCCCGCGTGACGGCTGACCCCAGGAGGAACGTCCTTCCCAGGCGGTTGATGTATCCCGCGGCGATCTTCTCCTGCGTCGTGATCGCCCCGGACACCTCAGCAGCGGCCTGCAGGAGGGTGACATCTCCCTCCATGCCGGGGATCGCCTGCCCGTTCTTGCTGCGCTCGAAGTCCTCGGGCTTAGTCACGCCCCCTGGGTTGACGAGCCAGCGGTACTGCGAGGCCAGGACGGCGCCCTCGATCATCGCCTGACTCAGGGTGCTCAGCGCGTCCAGGTCACCCTGCACCTCGCCCACGAGGCCGATACCGTAGTCCGCCTCGTCAGGAAGGTTCCAGGTGAGTACCCGGTAGGGGCACTTGTCCTCCGAGTAGGTCTTGTCGAACTCGACCAGATGCGTGCTCTCGACGTGCTGGGACACGTAGAACTTGCCGCCGTCTCTCTGGATGTCGATGTAGAAGGAGACCTTGTCGCCCTCCTTCTTCTGGAGCAGCGCGATGCCCTCGCGCTCCCGCACGCCTTCTTCCAGCTCCTCGTACAGGACCTCCTCGCGGATGACGACCCGCAGGACCTTACCCGTGATCGTCCGTTGCATCACGTAGTGCTTGACGGAAATCGCTCGAAGCTCCTCGCTGTCGTCGTCCAGGTGCATGATTGCGTTGCCCAGCACGATCAGGTGCTTGAGGATCTCGAACAGCTTGGGACGGAGGGCCTGCTGGTCCATGCGCTTGACGGCGGCCATTTCGGCCTCGACCAGGGCGGCCTTGAGGGTAGACAGGGGCATCCCCGCCTCCGCGGCCGTCGCCTGCATTTCCGGGGTGGGGTCCAGCCGCAGGAACGGGCGCGCAGGGTTGAACAGCGTGAGCATCAGTCGGGTGCTGAGGTGGTTCACGCTGGTGGCACCGAGGGACTGCCAATCTCGGGCAGCCCCGTCTCGGTCTGCGTCCACACCGTTGGGTGTGTACAGGTAGGGGAGAGTCAACTGGGCCAGCCGTTCCCAGCGGCTTTCGAGCTGGGACCGGAGAGCCTTCCGCTTCTCCCAGAATTGGGCGGGCGTCATCACAGTGCGGGGGCTCCTTGTGAGAAGAAGGACTGCCGGCGGCGGGTGCGGGCGGCACGGGTGAACGCCTCGTCCCGACTCAGGCTGAGGGCCGGGCCCCGCGCCTCACGCGCGTCTTGCTCGGCGCGGCGCGCGGCCTCCTGCGAGAGAGCATCCCGCTCGAAGGCCAACAACCGGGAAGCGTTGATGGCTTCGGCCTCGGCG